GTCAGGATAGAAACCATACCTGGTGTGAAAGAATTCTTTCGTTTCATCTGTCATATGATGTACTTGTTGATTAAGCACTTCCCAATCTTGGTATACTCGGTTGCTCGATACAGCAGGAAGTGTGTTCAGGATGGGAACGTGGTTCAAGTCTTCACTGTAGAACGCCGTTTTAGGATCAATCATTTTGAAACTCCATCCTATCTTTGACAGATAACGACCTATTTTAGGCCCAGGCATGTAACCATCTGTGGTAGGGTAGAACAATTTTTGGCAAAAGTCTACCTTTGCAAGCTGATCAGTGTGAGTGTACTTAAGCTTCCATCCTAAAAGAGAGCAAAACTTCTCGTATTTAGCAAATGGAAATTTATCCCTACTAAGGCACAACATATCGTCACCGAGTATACATACAGCTACATCTTTACCAAGCACTAACCCTTCCTGTTTAAGAAAGTATTCCAAGGCATGTGTATGTACCAAACAGTTTCCAATACATGTGTTCAAGCACCCACTTTGTCGGCCTCCAAACCGAAACGCACTACCACACCCGCCAAGTCCTTTAATTCTTACGAATATCTGGTCCAAGTAATCTTGACGGTGTTTCTTTTTCTCCGCTTTTGTCATGGCATGGAAATAGTTCTCCCATTCCCAATTCAGCATGATGTAATTGACAGACCTATCATACTTACTGAAATCAGAAGTATAATACCATCCAGGTTTGATGATATTATACCAGTGATTAAACCACGACCCTAATCGTTCACCATTAGTACCGGCAGCCCACAAGATCGGTGAGTCCACTTTAACAAAATGGTCTTTCAGCTGCTTCGAGTAGGCAGCATACCAAGGTCCGAGATTCGCAATCGTCGCATCCGACGAAGCCACTACACATCTAGGGACCTTATATTCACCCAATATTTGCTTATCTTTTTTGACGAAGCTCGAATGAACAGAATCATGACAACCCGAATACTTAGCTCTCCTCAAGGCCTCCGCCCTGTTCTCATTGAACTTAAGTACCCAATCATCAAAATTCGGGACATCCACGTCTCGTGCTCGAACTTGTACTCTGAAAGGTCTAGCAAATACAGTAGAAACCGTTTTATGGCAGAAGGCGGATGAGTTACAGTGTTCAGCCGCTGCTATAAACCAAGTTTCAGATGTATGTGCATATGAATAAGGTCTTGAAAATC